TGGTCAAAGATTATTACTTGAAGAATTTTTATTCTTGGATAAAGCAAACAGAGACATTGGTGATAAATTTTATCTTAACATAGATAAATTTACTCCACTACTCGATAGTAGAAATTCCAAACTTTCTTTGTATAGCGCAATATCTATGATAATTCAAGGTACTGGATTAGACATGAGGGCTCTTCCAGCTTATATTAATTTCTATGGAAACAATTTAACAAATAGAAATAAGATTACACCATCTAAAAAAGTGGCATCTACTTTATTCGGAACCTTTTTAGAAGTTGATTATCAAGAAGCAACCCCAAAAGTTATTATTCAATTAGTTGGTCAAACATCAAAGAGGGTTGACATGTCAAACAGTAAAGAATATAAATTTAACGATGACAGTTTCTATATTGGAGGTCAAACACCTAATCCCCTACTGATTACTTCTTTAGATAGTTTTTCACAAAACGATTTATCAAAGTCCAATAGGGTTGTTGCTTTTGAGGTTAGCTTTGGTGACCAAAACCAAGGAATATTCAAAAGTATAACAAACCTAGACCAAACCTCACTTAAAAATACTTCTGAATCTTTTCAAGTATTGGAAGACCTATCAAGGTCCGCTTCAGGTGCTGGCGTTCATAATGTCGACGTTAGTTTGTTTGATTACTATAAACAAGCTTCATATAAATGTGGGGTTAGTGTTATGGGTAATGTGATGATTCAACCTACAATGTTTTTCTATTTAAAAAACATACCCATGTTCAGAGGTTCTTATTGGATTACAGAGGTTTCACACCAAATTAGAGGTAACGTCATTTCAACAAATTTCACAGGAACAAGGATACCATATACATCATTACCTGACCCAAAAGATTCGTTTGTTGCTAGTTACAGAATTTTATTTGATAAAATTCAATCGAAAGCGATTGCTAAAATCAAACAAAGAGAAGCTAATCGTACCGATACTCAAGACACGGTTATTTACCAAAAAATACCTTACATAACAGATAGACAAGGTAAGAACGTACAAGGTGAAACTATAGTTCAAGACGTTGGTATAAATAGATTCGGTGTTCCATACAATGGATACAATGAGACTCGATTAATACAAAAAGTAAAGAATGGTAACGAGGAATGGTTACGAACAGTTGTATACAAAATGGGTGGTGAAAAATATGCAATAGACGATGACCAAGGATTTAACATTGCTAACGGTATAAAATGGTCAGATATTAAATCGACAGACTATAAGTTTTACAATGTTTATTTTCAGTTATCAAAAAGTATCACCGTTGATGTGATTAAAACCGCTAAAACAACTTTTAAGAATCCTAAAAACAGTAAAACTCTTACATTGAACCCAAGTTATCAATTAGATAAGAATGCTGGACAGATTGTAGTTGAGGGACCTATTAGTGTTGGACCTTCGTCTACAACTATAGGTATGGGTATGTCACCAAAGTTAATGTCCGAATTAGGTTTATACGATGGAGATGTGGTTTATTTTAAAATGGATTAAAATATAAGTTTTTAAGTTTTTTAGATATTTATTAAAGAAAGTACCATGAACAACGAAAAATTAAATAAAACATTGGATAACTATATGGAAAATCCAAAACACGTTAAGTCCGTTTCAAATGATGGGATGGAAAGAGAAGAATGTGACCTTCAAACTGGTGAATGTTATGTAATCAGGTCTAAAGATGGTATAGTTGAAAGAATAAACAAAAAATTTATAACCGAAGACGGTAGACAACTTTTACAAGACTAACTATGAAAAAACTAGAAAAATCATTAATGGAGGAACTCGCAAGATACAATGCGATTAATAAATATGCAAAAACTTTGATGGAACAAGGTGAGGTTCCACCTCCACCACCCGCGGATGTTCCACCAACAGACCCCGCATCGGCTTTACCGGCGGATGTCCCACCAACTGACGTTCCACCTGCAGTGGGTGCACCAACGGGTGATGTACCCGCAGCGACAGATACTGAAGAAATCGACATCACTGATTTAGTTAACATGACCAAATCAATTAAAAAAGATTTGGACGATAATAAATCTGACAACACTGCTGTTGTTGACAAGATGGAGACAGTCTTTAGTAAACTGAACGATTTGGAACAAAAGTTATCACAGATGGACTCAGTCATGAATAAAATTGATGAACTTGGAAACAAAGTTGAATCAATGAAAGAAAAAACTCCACAAGAGAAATTGGAGTTACGTTCTTTAGACTCATATCCGTTTAATATGAACCCACAACAGTTCTTTGCACAAAAACAAGGTGAAATGCAACAAAGTGGTAAAAACGAGTACGTTTTAACTAAACAAGATATTGAAGATTACTCAAGAGATACAATAAGAGACACATTTAATCCAGAAACAGAAGAAGATGAATTTAAGTTCTAAGGTAAACTTTTTATTGGGTTTACAAATACAAATGAAAATAAACCATTGGCAAACAAAAGGTATTGCTAGACACGAAGCTTTTGGTAAAACCTATGATGATTTAACAGGTCTTATTGATGAGTTTGTTGAAATATCAATGGGTAAATATGGTAGATTCGTATTAGACGAGGAAACCAAAAAAATTGAAATGGTTAATCTTTCGGATGTAAATCCTTCCGATATGATTAAAGTTTGTACTGAAGCCTTAATAGAGTTTTCTGAAGACTTGGACGACAGGGTTGATACCGACTTATTAAATTTAAGAGACGAGATACTTGGTTTATTGAATAAATTATTGTATCTTCTAACTTTAGAGTAACCCCCTAAAAACATTTTTTAAAAAAAAGAGAGTCAGATTTTGTAATCTGACTTTTTTTGTCTATACTTTACATAGAAATACATTTCTAACATTTAAAAACAAATAATATGTCAACAGTAGAATCAGTACTGGCACAGTACGAAAAGAACAAACAAGCCGCAGGCGGCAGCACAAACAAGGTATCCCAAGAGGATAGAATGAAAAAGTATTTTACCACCGTTTTACCTAAGGGTGAGAGAAGTGGTGAAAGAAGAATTAGAATCCTTCCATCTGACGATGGTGGTTCACCATTTAAAGAAGCTTACTTCCATGAAGTACAAGTAGATGGTAATTGGGTAAAACTTTACGACCCGAGCAAAGACGGAAAACGTTCACCTTTAAATGAGGTTTATGAAGGTTTGATTATGACGGGTGATGAACAAGACAAGGTTTTGGCTCGTCAGTATCGTTCACGTAAATTTTACATTGTTAAAGTTATCGACCGAGAAAGAGAACAAGATGGGGTTAAATTTTGGAGATTTAAACACAACACCAAAAATGAAGGTGTGTTGGATAAAATCTACCCTCTTTTCAAAAACAAAGGCGATATCACCGACCCACAAAAAGGTAGAGATTTAATTATCAACCTTAACCTTACCAAAGCTGGTAATGGTAGAGAATATACTACAATCACATCTATCATCCCTGAAGACCAATCTCCATTACACACAGATTCAGATGTTGCGTCAACTTGGTTAAAAGATGAATTGACTTGGTCTGATGTATATTCTAAAAAACCTGAAGAATATTTGGAAATGGTTGCAAGAGGTGAAGTTCCAAGATGGGATACTGCAACGGGTAAATACGTATCAAATTCTACAGAAGAGTTTGAAGTGGCAAAACCGTCAACACCTGTTAAAACATCATCAGCTCCTGAGTTTGACCCACAAGAAGACGCTGAAGGAGACGACGATTTACCATTTTAATCAATATGAGCATGGACACGTGAATTAACATGATGTCCATGCTCTTTTTTTCAAAAAAATTATAAAATATACAATGGCAATCAAGAAAAAAGAATTTGATTATATATCCAAATTCTCATCTAAAACAAAATACAAGGACGAAAACTTCTATTATTGTGGTGAGGCATTTAACAATGCGTGTGGATTACCCGGACCTGTAATGGGTGGGATTAATATGTTTTTAGGACATACTAACTCTTCAAAAACTACCGCAATGATTTTAGCGGCGGTTGATGCACAAAAGAAAGGGCATCTACCTGTACTACTTATTACGGAGAGAAAATGGAAATGGGAACACGCAATTGAATTAGGATTTCAAGCTGAAAAAGATTCAAATGGCGAATGGACAGGAGATTTTATCTTCAATGATTCCTTTGACTACATTGAACAAGCGACTGATTTCATAAACGATATTATCGATGCACATGAGAAAGGTGAAATCCCAAGACACATTTTGTTCTGTTGGGACTCCATCGGTTCAATACCGTGTAAGATGACCTTTGATGGTAAAGGTGGTAAACAACACAACGCGAGTGTTTTATCTGACAAAATTGGTATGGGTATTCATTCAAGAATTACCAAATCCAAAAAAGAAGATTACCCATCTAAAGATTCATCATATTACCTAACAATGGTTGTTGTAAACCAACCATGGGTAGAATTACCCGATAATCCTATGGGTCAACCTGAAATCAAACCAAAAGGTGGTGAAGCGTTAAAATTAGCGTCGTCATTAATCTTTTTGTTCGGTAACCAAAAGAAATCAGGTATCAACCACATTGATGCAACTAAAGATGGTAGAAAAGTTGTTTACGCTGTAAGAACTAAAATCTCTATCCTCAAGAATCACGTCAATGGTTTAGGATACAAAGACGGTAAAGTTATCGTTGTTCACAATGGATATATCGCTGACACCAAAGAGGCGTTGGAAGGATACAAAAAAGAATACTCAAGTTTTTGGAGAGATAAATTAGGGTCTACGGATTTTGATTTAGCCGAATCAACAACTTTTGATTACGAAGAAGAAGATTAATATTTGTTTAACCCTATAAGAGTGATGATTAATGCCTAATGTATTATTAGTAGATGGAGACAATTTACTTACTATTGGTTTTTTTGGATTAAAAAATCACTTTTATAAGGGAGAACATATTGGTGGAATTTACCATTTTATCAATACTTTAAGAAGAACAATTGAGATACATCGTTTAGATAAAATTGTTGTTTTTTGGGACGGTCAAGATGGTTCTTTAACAAGAAAAAGATTCTATCATCAATACAAAGAGAATCGTAAATCTAGAATACGCAGTGAAGAAGAGCTTCATTCGTATGGAAAACAGAGAAACAGGGTCAAACAATATCTCGAAGAACTTTTTGTTAGACAAGGAGAATACGAATTTTGTGAGACTGATGATGCAATTGCATACTACAGTCAAAACTCACCAAAAGAAGATAAAATTATCTTTTCTTCGGATGGTGATTTAACACAATTAGTATCAGAAAACACTCGATTATACAATCCCTCACACAGTAAAATATATCAACCTAATGATATGTTCGTATATGACCATGAACAGATTTTAATACAAAACATTAAAATTGTCAAAATGATTTGTGGTGACCCGTCTGATAATATTGCGGGCATTAAAAACTTAGGTGTTAGACGATTAGTCTCCATGGTACCTGAAGTTAAAACCGAGGAAATTTCTATAGAATTTGTATTGGAAAGATTCAACAATCTTTTTGAACAAGACAATGACAATAACATTGTTAAAAATTTATTGACAGGTGTGACAAAATATGGAATACTTGGTGAAGAATTCTTTGATGTGAATAGTCGAATAGTAAGTCTTGAAAATCCCTTTTTAACAGATGACGCAAAAGAATCTATTAATTCACTTATAAACGATTTGATTGACCCTGAGGGTCGTTCATATAAAAACACGATGAAGATGATGATGGAAGATGGTATATTCTTACTTCTACCAAAATCAGATGACGCGTGGATAAACTTCCTAAATCCTTTTTTAAGATTAACAAGAAAAGAAAAAAATAAAAAATTAATTAAAATTAGAGACAATGAGTAATCAAGATGTAACAAAGTTCGAGTTCCTTTTGACCTTAGAAGGAAACATTATCTGCCAACGATTCTTTAACGTTAGAGAGCATAACTCCAAATCTAGACGTTCTATGGATTTACACTACTACGTTAAAAATATTTGTAGCGATATTAGTGATGATTTAAAAACAAAAACATTGGATTATCTACACGAAAATCGTGATTATTTTTACGGTTTAGAGGTTGCAGAAACTGATGAACAAAATGAAAAAGAGTATTTCTTACTCGAGATTAAGATGGGTGACGATGTATTTATTCAAAGGATGTTTTCCGCTAATGTCTACCACCCTAAGGTAAGATATACGGTAGATATTCGCCCATATTTGAAGAGGTATTTGTCAGACTTAACTGACATCTTATCATCTAAAGATTTGGAAACAACGTATTTAAATTACAAATTATAAAAACTAAAAAAACTATGTCAGAAAAAAATTTTGGATTTCTCGGAGCATCATTCCAACAAACATTAATTAAATCAATAGTAGAGGATAAAAAGTACGGTGAACAGATTATTGATGTAATCGAGAGCAAATATTTTGATAATAGTTCTTTTAGATTCATTACTGCTCACATTAAAGAATACTATCAGAAATATGGTAAGATACCTGATTATCAAAGTCTATGTCAAACCATAATTCTTGAATTAGGTTCTCAAGAGACCGCAAGAATACACTTGGACACTATCCACGATATTAAAGAAAATACCGTGGATGACCCAATGGTTAGAGAAGAAGCTTTAAATTTTTGTAAACAACAAAATTTGAAGAAGGAACTCAAAATGGTTACTACCATTATTGAAAATGGTAAATTCCAAGAGTACCATAAAATTGAGGGTATTATACAAAAGGCCCTACAGGTTGGGTTACCACCTGAAGAGTGTATGGATGTTTTCCACAATATCGATGCGGCTTTAGAGAAGGATAATAGACAACCGATTCCAACGGGAATTGAAGGTCTTGATTCAGCTTTGAAGGGTGGTTTAGGGACTGGAGAACTTGGTGTTGTTTTAGCCCCAACAGGAACGGGTAAAACTACAATATTATCTTTATTTGCGAATACCGCTTACTTACACGATTACAACGTCCTTCAAATATTCTTTGAGGATAATCCGGATAACATTAAAAAGAAACACTATACAATTTGGTCAGGAATTGCCCCCGATGAACAACCTGAAAATAAAGATTTCGTAAAAGAAAAAATCAACGAAGTTCAAACACAAAGTAAAGGAACTTTGGACATTTTGAAATTACCAAGTGATTCTGTTACAATCTCTGAAATCAAATCGAGATTAAGAAAAAGAAATTCAGAGGGTAAAAAAATTGACCTACTTGTTATCGACTACGTTGACTGTATCAGTCCTGAAAAATCACAATTCGGTGAAGAATGGAAAGGTGAAGGGTCAGTAATGAGAAGTTTAGAAGCGATGACAAGTGAATT